CCGGGACATGAAAGCTAAGTCCACTCCAGAGGAGTGGAAAGCTTACTCGGACCAGTGCAGGATAGAATATAGATAAATACAAAACCGACACGTCGAGTCGTTAAATACTGACACCATTAAACCAATGAACATACCAATAGACCAAATAAAAGCACTCCGTAAGACTATAGAACTGGGAGCTAAAGGGGTTACCTCTTTGCCACTCGAAGAGATTACCCCAGCACTCCGTGAGGTAATAGAACAGGGATCTAGGGAGATTAACTCTTTAGTAAATGTTCTTATCCTTTTGGAAAACCCGGGAATAGCTAAGGAGCTGGAGGATCTGACTGAACAGTGTGGCGTTAATACGTCCAACACGTTCAACACTCCTCCCCCTCGCCCTGCTTTCCTAGAAAGGGACATCAAGAATGTCTCCGAAGGAGTATTGCACCCCAGCGATATGGAACTCGGTGAGGATTGGCCTGTCTACACTCTGAAGTTCAAGTGTAACCAATGCGCTGCGGAGTGGTCATTCCTGTCTGAGATACCCTCAGATAACTCCGGATGCCCGCGCGGTGCCTGCGGAGGGTTTGTGGCGAGCTACCATAGTGAGAGCCACTCTCTCAACGCACTGAAGAAGGAGAAACAGGAATTCCTCAAGGAAGAGGATGAGCTTGAGGAAGAGGATGAGGTTGTCCCCGGAGTGGGGAAGACCCAGACTCCAGACCCTAAGTTCACTCCCAAGCCTCCCGGGGAACTCGACCCCGAGGTGTGGAAGTGTAATGAGCCTAGGGAGGCTAATCCTGTGGAGGTGCTTTTTGATTACATCAGTGAAGCCTTTACTGATGAGCATAGTCTGATACGCCCGGCGAATGATACCAAAAATTGGTATCCCGAAGGGATGGATCAACTCTGTGCCCCATCACACCTCCGCAATCTGATGGTTCGCGCTCAAGACTTCCTTGATGACCTATCCAGTTATGCGGGTGTCCGTGTAATCATGGAGAGGCTCATGAAAAACAAAACCGACTAGACAGGTCGTATTAAATACTGTCACATATACCAATGAGCAAAGAACTCAACGAAACCGAAGCGTCTCTCCGTTTAACGGAGAACCTGATGCAGGCATACGATAGCCTTGTAGTAGAACTACGGGAGTATGCCAAGGGTCAGGGGTGGAAGGAACCGGTACTCGAAAAGCGTATTAACGCTTTCCGGGACCACTACATTCCACACCTGCGTAACTTAGCTAAAGGTGCTCCCTACGGGGAAGTCTTGAACCCCGAAGTGGGTGAAGGGATTTTCCACTGGCAGGTGCGGCAAGGGAAGGTTGGACACCTCCCCTCACTGCCCCCAGCCATGTGGGAGCTAATAGCTAACGCCATGGAAACAAACTGTAACTCCTATATTAATGGGAGTTATGGCGTGGAGACGGACGAAGAACTCAAGGAGTTTCTTGTATCCGTCACCGCCCAAGCTGCCGAAGGGGCAGTTCAAACCTTAGAACTAGTGGAGGACTAACCTATGAGTGACCTAGAACAAAAAGTACAAGCCGCCCTCCGGGAAATAACTCCCCCGGATTGCGTGACCAAGCTCAAGTGGGAGTTGGAGGTGGATGAGGACCTCCCCGAGGCAACTGACGGGTATCTCACTGAATACCACCATTGGGATGACGTGAGGGATCACATGTATGCCAAATACCGGGATGAGGAGCAGATGCACCGGAAGGAACTCAGACACTTACTGTCTGACTACTTCGGTGGTAAGCCTCCTAACCTCAAGGCCTCAAGGCTTAAGAAGATACTTAAGCTCTACGGCGTACGGGAAGAGATGCCCGTGTGGGATTGCCTAAAGGCAATCCTATTCTACGCCATCGTCGCCAGCGGAATACTTCTGCTCTTCGGAGGCATCTGCTATGTGATGCATGGAATCTCCATGTATCCCGGATGGTGAGGAATACTCGTCCACAATAGCCCCACCACCTAGCACCCCGACATTGATGACTGCGTCGGGCGTATCGGAATCCATTTCGAGCGCCCGACGCGCCATCTTGTCGGCTATGTCGGCATCCCTCCATGTTTTTATTGGAGGTAATTTGTGTTTATTAAATTTCTTCTCCGTAATACGGGCTATCGTTTTGCGGTGCTCGGCTTGCCGCTCGGCCAACGTTTCTACAACGGCGTCAAGCTGATTGATCTGGCCATTAGCCTGAGCTGGGGATAGTTCCCCTGTTAGCTCTGCTACTTTTACTGCGTTGACTCTCTCCGCAAGCTTTTGCTTTATATTGCGGGGAGTAGTCCAGCCTTCGCGTGAAGCGCGAGATCGTAAGGTACCGGGTTTTAGTCCTGGGTATCTCTCACAAATCACGCCACAAGGCTCACCGAGCATATAAGCGTTCTTAATATCCTCCCAAGGGACATCATCTTTCGGGGGGCGACCACGTTTAGCCATGCTTAGTAATATAAATTTCTTCTTCCTTCTTGCAAGGGACTAGAATACCGGTAGTATTTAATACTACCTCAAACCAATGACGACCAGACAAGTCGGTAAAAATACCGTCAACATACCTATGAGTAGTACTACTCTATATAAACCGAAAGGGGAGATTGTATCTTCCCAAGAGGAACTGGATAAGAGCATCCAGACTCAGTTCAATCACGTTGCTACCTGCAGCGTGTTGAGCACGTTCATGGCGGGCTTTATGTCCCTTCGGTATATCTATGACCCTGAGGGTAAGATTGCTGGAGAGACTGCCTGTACGGATGGGTTTTCCGTTTGGATTAACCCTGACTATTGGAACTACAACAACAGTCCCCAAAAGACTGGGTTGTTACTCCATGAGATGCTTCATTGCCTTTGGATTCACTTCTGGAGGTTTGAAGTACCGCTACACGACGCGTCAAGAGCGCTTCTGGCGAACATAGCTACGGATATCCGGATCAACGACTTCGTTAAGGAGATCGCCAAGGTATCCAGCCGTGTTCAACTTCCTGCAAACCCTCCCGGGGCATCCATCGTCGAATCCGATGAGTATGGGGATGACTCCGAAGAGGTCATCTTCAAGAAATTGGAGAAGGAAGCTCGGAAGCGCCCTACCCCTCCCCCGGGAGATCATCCGGGTGGAGATGGGGATAAACCCCCCAAGGGTAAGGGCAAGAAGCCTGACACTGGTAAAGGTAAAAAGCCTGACACTGGTAAAGGTAAAAAGCCTGACACTGGAAGTGGCGCGGGTAAAAAGCCCAAGGACTGGAGTAAGTTCAAGAGTCCCGGCGGCCTCAAGGCACCTCCATCAAAACTTCCCGAAGAGGAAGGTGGGGACGGTAAGTCCCCGGAGAAGATCGCCAAGGAGCTTCGCAACAAGTGGGAAAAAGTCCAACAGTCTATCGCCCAGCAGGCGAGGCTGAAGGGTGACTTCCCCGGGAACCTCATTGAGGAACTTGAACAAACCCATTCTGCCGTGGATTGGAAGTCCAAGCTGTTGAGGTTTGTGTTGAGCACCTCAGCTACGGATGTCTCAGAGGAACACTTCCAACGCCGCTTTATGGGCGGGGTTGATGAGTCCTATGAGGAGTTGTATCTGGAAGATATTGATGCACCACAGGTGGAAAACATCATCTTCTCCAAGGATACATCAGGATCCATGGATCGGGATTGGCTGAGTCAGTCCTGCTCTGAAATCCAGTCAGCAATGAGGACAGTCAAGATCAAGCGCCTTTGGGTTCTTGATATTGATACTGATTTGGAGGGGCTCATCGAAGAGTATGGCCCCAACGATCAGATTGAGTTCTCCGCCAAGGGTCGTGGAGGCACGGACTTCCGCCCACCATTTGAGTGGGCGATGACGAAGTGCCCCACTCCACCCAAGGCGCTGGTATACTTCACTGATGGACACGGCCCCTTCCCTGAGGAAGAGCCTCCGTTTCCTACCTTGTGGATGACCTTCGGACTTGATCCGGAAGCCTATCCTAATTGGAAGAACAGTGAGGTAATAGATATGCGAGAGCTTGTCTAAAAACCAGAGGGGCTACCCTCC